TTAATGTGTTAGTGTCTACAGTAACATCACCAGAAACTGTTAAGCTACCTAGAGTACCAACACTTGTAATGTTAGTCTGTGCAGCAGTAAGTACAGAACCTGTCAAGTTACCAGTTACGTTACCTGTGACATCACCAGTTAGATCTCCTGTGACATCTCCTGTAACATTACCAGTTACATTGCCAGTAACATTACCTGTGACATTACCTGTGACAGGAGCAGTAACACCGGCAAACGTAGGACTATCAGTAGTAGCTACGCCTTGGTTCAGTGCTTTGACTGATGCTTCGCTGGTTAGCTCACTGTCCATCAGGGCACCAGCAGAAGTTACATTAGCTGTATCAGTTACATCTGCACTAGCTTCAATACCGTCTAGCTTAGATTCATCAGCATCAGTAAAGGCATTAGTGTCTGCATTAGACTCATAGGCAGTCTTAATCTCAGCAGCAGTCTGGTCAGCAGTAGCTCCTGATTCAATACCATCTAACTTAGTGCCATCAGCAGCTACGTCACGTCCATCTAAGAGGCCATCAGTAGTCAAGTTACCTGATACCACAGGGGTAGACAAAGTCTTGTTAGACAGCGTTTGTGAGCCTGTCAGCGTAGCTACAGTAGAGTCAATAGCAAGAGTTACTCCAGTACCTGAAGCAGTGGAGTCAATACCTGTGCCACCTAAGATACCTAGAGACTCTGAGTCTAGGTCAATGTCAATGCTAGTGGAGCCATCAGTTACATCAAGATCCTGTGCAGTAACCTGTGAGTCTACGTAGGCTTTGACTGACTGTTGCGTAGGTAGCAACGTAGCACTGTCGGATGCCATGTTGTCTTCATCTACAAACGCAGTAATAGCAATAGTACCATCAGAGATAGTCTCAAAGGTAGTAGTGCCAGTTAACGCAGCATTGTTAGTATTTGCTTTAGTTGCTGATGCAGTTGCAATGTTATTGAACTCTGTGTCAATCTCAGTGCCTTTGACAATCTTAGCAGCGTTACCTGAAGGTAGTGAGTCTTTTGCTGCAAAGTTTGTAGTCTTAGTATAGTTACTCATTAAATTGTTCTACCTATAAATGCTTCAATGTTTACATCTTGTATTGAGAAGGCTTTGCCGTTAATAGTTGCGTCTAAGCCAATAGTTACTACTCTACCAGAGCCTGTAGCTTTTGTTGTTGCTTTGTTTACAACAATAGAAAAATTGTATTGTGAAGTTTCTACGTTGTACTCAGATACTCCGTACTCTGCAATAGACGCATCGTCTACTGTTAACAGTTGCTTGGTGTATCCTTCAGTATAATCATAGCCCCAGTTTAGTAGTAGACTTGTCCCTTGACCACCTACAATTGTAAATGTTATTTCTTTTAAAAGTTTTAATCTACTAGCATCACCAAAAGATAAACTATGTGTGTAATACTTCATAGTATAAGTAGAACCATCGTCTAAGAAACCAGAGTATTCATTGATACCTTTAGAGTTACCAAAGTAAATCTTATTGTCATCTGTAGTAGTGCCACACAAGATGCCAGTAAAGGGCCATGTAGTTACCCTGTTACCACCATTTTCTAACTTACCTCTTACATCAAAACAAAAGACAATGTTGTTTACTTCAGGAAGTATCAGTAAGTAAAAAGCATTTTCTTCACTGTAGACTGACTTAATGTTGCCTGTCTCTACTGCTACTGCCTGTACTAGCTCATCACGTACATTGATAGATACATCACCAATAGGGTTAGACTTCTCTTGAATAACCCTGCCTAAGCTACGTACACCAGAGTCAGACAAGAATAACAAGTCTGTTCCTGTAGACTGCACACTGTCTCTAGCAATACATCCAATGTTAGTAATGACATCAGCAAGTACCATTGAGGATGGTGAGCTTGCACCAGAGTACAATAGAATACTACGCTTACCAAAGATAACCAACAAGTCGTTAAACTCTGATAAGGCTACAATCTCATCGTATCCTGTAGGCCACACAGTAGTTAAGTCTAGTGAGCCTGAAGAGCCACCTGTCCAAGCATGGCCTGCCAATAGATCAGACCAGTATAGCGTATACTTGTTACCAGTAACGTCAGCAGCCCAGATACGACCAAAGGCTGCTAGAGCTTCATTAGCATAAGGTGGTGTTCCTGTAGCATGGCTGTGGTCACTAAACTTCTCTAATACTCCACTACCAGACTCATCAGTGTAGATAAGTGGCTCTTGTCCACGCTGAAAGAAATAAGCGTGATTGTTAAAGTTTACAATCTTCCAGTTGTTTGCACTAACAGTGTATGCAGCGGGTGTAATATCAGTTAGTGTAGTAGTGCCACTAAAGATTTTATTGTTACCAGTAGAGAATACTGCAATGTCACCACTTTGGTCTACAAACTCAAAGATAGACTCAATGCCGTCACTAGACCCTAATGGTGTTGTGCTAGTTGTTAACTTGTCTAGCCCCTTACGTGCACCAATACGACCAAACTTATCTATTACTACGTTCTCAGCAATAGCAGCAAAGGTTGCGTCCTGAGCTACTGGGGAGTCTTGTGTATTAAGTCCCTTAAAGCCCGGAGCAGCAATATAAATATGTTCTCTGTTCTGAGCCATTATGGAACCGTGTAAATAAATTCTTCAGGATTCTTATAAGCATCTAATGCAATAGCATCAGACAAGTGCTTATCTGCAATCAAGAAGTAATCTTGTGCTGTAGTGCCGCCTGTCTCACCACGTTCTCTAGCCAACAAAGCTACAGCGTTGTGGACAATAGCATTCTTAGGTAAGACTGTAGTATCTGCATCTCCAGATAACTCAGGCTCCCTAGCAATTAAATCAAAACGTAAACTAAACACACCTGATGGTTTAGGGTATACTCTTACTTTAGTATCATCGTTACTGTCAATACCACTAAAGGTATATGAGTCAGGACTACCAGTTACTTCACCAGATATGTAATAAGCATTGTTAAACCAGTTAGGTGTTTGATAGTGCATAAAAAAGTTTGATGTGTCGTTAATGACACTATATATTTTAACACGTTCTCCAGCGTTTGTCAAGCTATATTCTGTAGTATTTTCAACAGTAGGTACTACAACAGTTGTACGTAGTGTAGACCACTGGTGTGAGTCCCCTACTATTTGTTTAGCATCATTAACGAAGTCTCCTACCATCTTACTGTAGGTGGTCTGTGTTACTGAGGATACTTCCTCTTCTCGTAGCCTACGTAGTACCTCGTTGACTATGTTTAAGTATGTGGTACTCATATTGTCCTTCTAAATATGTCTAAAGGTGCTTCGTATCCGGGCAGAGTAGTAGCGTACTCTAATAACGGTTGAGATCTGTAAGGGTTAATAAAATCAGAGAACACTAATTCTGTAATAGAAGTACCAGAACCAAAACCTGCTCCAGTTCCTTCTCCAGACCCTGAGCCATCTCCAGAGCCAGTTCCAGACCCTGTGCCAGTCCCTGTCCCTACTCCTGTACCAGTACCAGTGCCTCCACCGCTACCTCCTGCTCCTCCACCGGCTACTTCAGTGCCAGCAGTGTCAGTGCCTACTTCGCCTTCTCCTGATGGTTCTGTGCTGTCTGCTTGTCCACTTATCTGACCTCCTGCTGGGGCTGTAGCTCCTCCTCCAGTAGTGGCAACAGAGGACGTAGGGGCTGTAGTAGCAGAAGCCATTAGCCCTGCAATAGGAAGTATTGTAGCCCCTGCAAGTGAGCCTGAAGAAAAAGTGCTAGGAGGAGCAATAGCAGGAGTAACAGAAGGCATGGTCATTGAGGGGGCAGACGTAGGTGCAAAAGTGCTTGCCATAGCAGGGTCAGTAATTTCTGTTACTGGCGCGCCTCCACCGCCTCCTCCACCTGCCTCATAGCGCATACGCTCTAGAGTAATTCTTTCTGGAGAGTCAACAGGTAAAGACTCTAAATCATAAGTAACAGTAGCTCCCCTAGCACGAGCATAAGGATCATCTACAGTTTTTCTTAAAAAATCAGGAATTTCAGTTCCTATACCTCCATACATTACAGATGTATTTGTAGGAAAGTATGCATTCCTTGTAGCAGGGAGACCCTGTATAATTGCACCTTCTTCCCCAAATACTAAGTCTACGGCTCTTTGGCCTCCTTTAGCAAATAACTCATCTCTATACTGAAGAGTAGTTAACTTCCCCTCAATACCTTCAAACTCTTTTATAATCTTTGCCTGAACATCAGCTAAATAATCATCATCAATGTCTATAGCAGCTTTTATATCCTGTGTAAGTTCGTTTTTCTTAGCTTCTGCAAGCTCAACGCCTGTTTCTGAAGAAAGCTGTTCTACACTCTCTTGTATATCTTGCTCAGCTGCTTCTTTTCGTTCTGCCAGTGTATCCCCAAGTAAAGACATTCCAGCAGCAGTCAATCCTGCCGTTAACGGATCACCCCCTACTGCTTCTGCAATAGCGGCAGTAGTAAGTCCTCTAGCACCGGCAGTTCCTAGAGTCCCTAAATTAGCCCCAGCAATAATAGGTTCTGCAAAGCCACCTAAGCCGCCAGCAATGGCTCCTTTTAGTGGATCTCCACCTGTAGCCCCTGCTGTAGCTGCGTTAGTTAAAGCACTTGTAAGAGCAGGTTGAACAGCAGTGGGTGCAACAGATGCTATACTTCCTGCTAATGGCCCAAACAAACCTGCTCCAGCTATTGCAGGTAGTCCAGCTTTTACAGCATCTCCTACGTAGTCCATGAAGTCTTTGCTTCTGTCTACAGTCTGTATCTCACCAAACGTAAACGGGTCATAAACGTACTCAGAGCCATACTTTTTACTTATGCGCTGTGGAGATATGTTGTATTTAGAGTATACCTCTTGTACTTCAGGTGAGCGTTCATAAGCCTGTATAAGTGCATTCTGATAGCTTTGACCTTCTAGCTGTGCCTGTGCTACCTCTGGAGCCATGACAGGCATGAGTTCTTCTTGGAACTTCTTTAGGTTCTCATTAGAGATATTGCCGTAGTCAAAGTCATAACCCTCAAAGTCTTCTAGGGTCTTGTCAAATGAAAACTCACCTACATTGCTAGTGTCTATGCCACCGGGTACAATAAACCTATCGTCAACTGGAGCAGCATAAGCACCTGCTTCAGCCATGTCAAAGCCAGATGTAACGTAATCTTGTTCTGCTAATGTGCTTTGTAGGATGTCATCAAACTGTGATGTATCTTCTCCAGCACGTAGGGCATCGTAGTAAGTAGAGATGTTAGCAGGTTGTACTTGTGCTGCTTTAGCTGCATCTGCTTCTGCTTGTAGCCTATTACGTTCATCTACTTCTGCTTTTAGTGCAGCAAGTCTAGCCGCCTCAGCAGCTTGGTATTCACGCTCTGCTCTGCCTCGTTCTTCCGCTTGTCTTTGTAGAGCAACAGGGTCAAAGCCTCCACTACCAAACAATCCTCCGGGTACAGTTATTTGAAACATTACTTACCCCAGTGAGACAAAGTTTTGATGCCAAAGCTAGCAGCTATAGCGCCACCTAAGAATGCTTTGTAGTAGTCAGGCATAGTAGACAATACGGAAAACCCTTCTTGTACATAGGGAACCATATCAGGGATGAAGGCTCCAATTAAAGGTAAACTCAAAATAACTGCAAACCATTCGTCCTTCCATGAGGACTGTGATGCAGCGGCTTGTTGAGTTTCCCAGTCTGCGTCAGCATTAATCTTACGCATTTTGGACTCATGGACAGCTTGCTTTTCAGCAGCTTTATTTTTAAGAAAAGTACCAGCTAAGTTAGCTACAGGGCCAATCAACGCTTGCCACATGTTACACTCCTTAAAGATAAAGCTAAGGGGCCACTGCAGCGCAGCCCCCAGCTAAATGATTGTTACTTAGGAACAACCAAGGTCAAACCTGACTCAGGACGCAGTACGTTTACGCCGTACAGAGTATCTGAGGTGAACAGGTTAGCAAGGAACTCTTGCTTGTACTGAGTCTGAGAACGAACTCCCAGTTGCTCAGCCATTACAATTGCATCCTTCTGGAGCAACAATGCACCCAAAGAGTCTACAGATGAAGCAGAGTTATCACCGGCAGCTTCAACTACAGGGCAGTTGGTGCTAACAAATACGTCAATGCCGTACAGTTGACCAATCTGACCACCAGTTACCTGACCACTATTTACGAAGTCAGAACTTACGTAACGATCAATACCCATGATGGTGTTACGCACTGAAGGAGGAATGATGAAGCAACGGTTTTCCATTGGCACATCTTCATCGTCTAGCTTCTGGATGATAGCACGGAAACCAGCGTCAGTGAATACATCAGCAGTGGTTACAGTGTCAGCCGTGTAGGTAGACAGACCGTTGGTAGCGTCTACAAAGAACGTACCACCGTTGTTGAGGTAAGTCGTAGAAGACGTACCAGCAGAACCAAGGCCAGTAGCCAAGCTGTGCAGGTCGGTGTCAACTTGCTTCGCCAAAGCGTAGCCAGCGTCTTCCGTATAGAACTGACGTAGTGAGCTAAGAGCCTGTACGTCCGTAATGTCTTCAATCAAACGTGAGTATTCAAAGTGCTTGTCAATAGAGATCTGCACTTCACCTTCCGTAGCGTTCTGAACCGTTACAGCAGTGTTCTCAGCTTTAGCGTGAGCATCAC